ACGTTGATTGGGATAATGTTGGTGATGAAAAGAAATGGATTAAGCAAGCAAAGTCAAAGCATAAAGTCATTATTAAAAAAGATGTAGGTAAATATCACTCAGGAGCATCAATATCTGGTAAAAAATCTGACATTATAAAATTCTTACAAGGTCCAATGTATGGTGGTGTAGAAGATAGGGATATTGAAGATATGTGGCCTTGGCTTTTGGAAAATAAAGATGACTTTAAAGATGATACTGATGTATCAGATGACAAAGGTAATTATTCAGGTGTGGATGAAGTTCATAAGTCATTGGCTGATATTAAGAAAAATAAAGCTGGTGATGATGATGATTTAGACCCAGATACTACTACTGATATAGATGAAAAAGCTCCTCCTGGTATGGAAAAAGTTGTATTAAAACTTAAAGCAGATGGTAAAACTGATGAAGAAGCTTTTGCTATTGCTTGGGGGATATACAATGATAAGGCACGTCAAAAAAGAAATTATTACGATGAAGGGTTTTTTGGAAAATCATATCCTGTAATGGATGCTGGTCAACGTGGAAAAGTTGAAAAGATTGCTAAAAAATATTCAGGTAATATGGCACGAGCTCTTGTGGATATTGAAAAGATTAGAGCTGGATTAAGTGATAGTCCAGATGTTATGGATATTCTTAGAAAAGCCAATGAAATGGTTGAAAAAGTTAAAATGGTACAAGGAAATAAACAAGAATATTGGAAAAGAATTGAAGCAGTAATGAAAAGGTTTGGAATAAAATCTGTAACAGAATTAAAACCCAGAGAGCAAAAGAAATATTTTGCTGCAGTAGATAAAGCTTTGGGACATAGTTTGGAATCAGTTGAAGAAACTGTTGCAGTAGACCGTAGAACTAAAGGCTTTAAAGAAGCAATGTATAGACGTGAAAAAGCTAAAGCAAAACGTGAAGCTAAGAAAAGAGAAGCAGCTGCGAAGTTAACATATGATTCAAACTCTTATGTTGACAAGGGTAATTATGAATATGATGGTGAAGTTGAGGAAGTAATTAGTAGAACTTCTGATATGGTTATGTACGGCAAAAGATCAGAAGATGCCGCAGCTAATTCAAATGCTGAAGGTGGTGTTGACATGGCACCTGAAATGGGTAAGAAAAAGAAAAAGGTTGCAAAACGAGTTGCTTACACCTAATGCAAGGTTTTCAGCAATTTTTAGAGACTGGTTCGAAGCTTAAAGACCTTAAAAAAGTTCAAAAGGCTAAGAAAAAGGGCAACTTTGAGATAGAAGTAGAAGAAGATGAAATTGACGAGATAAGTCCAGCTGCTCGTCGGAAAAGAAATGCAGCGCATTTAAAAAAGACAATGGCTAAGTATCGTCAAGCTTCAAAAATGGGTATGAATCCAGCTGATGTTAATCAAAGACGGAATACACCCACATTAAAGAAAAGATAAGGCCTTTATTATGGATATTACTTATGAGCTCAACAGTATCATTATCAGCACCAACTAATATTAATCCAGTAGCAACTACTACTGAATACTCACAAAAATCTAACCTCCCACCAAATGCAATTGCTGGGTCATATTTGACTCAAGCTACTGTATTAGTATATGATGAAATATTAAGATATCAAAGAGGTGTTAAATATACTCATGGTTTAACAGAACAACTTGTTAATGATTTTGATTATGGCAATTTTGCTGGTAATGTACTTTGGTTTATGGATGAATTAGTTGGAGTAGAATCTGATTGGAAAAAAGATGCTTCACCTGGGATTACTGGAAATACTGCTTATGGTTATGTACAATTTACTGAAGATAGTGTTGAAACTGCGGTGAATAGGTATAAGTATCATATAGGAAAGTTTAATGAACGTATAAATAATAGAGATTGGCAACCATACGGTATTCCAAAAGGTGTTGAAATACCTATGCCTTCATGGATAATAACACTTGATAATGCAATTGACCAAGGAAAATATAATCATAAAGTACATTTAGATTTATTAAGTTATGACCAAGTATTAGCTTTAGCTTTTGTACACCTTCATAGAAGTACTTCAAAGGATGCTAATTTTGTAAAGTTAGCTTTAGGAGATATACAAGCAGCAAAAGATTTATATACAAATAATCATCACACTAATGCTAAAGATAATAAAACACAAACAAGAATAGACCAATTTTTTAAAATACATATTGTAGCAGCACCATCACTTGTTACTAAAGTTATTGAGCATTCACCAGTTATTGTTGCAGCTGATGCTATTTTATCTAATATCTTTACTCAAACATATAAAAATTTTATAACAGGTATGAAAACACTGTTTGGATGGTAGTGATTATATAAATAAGTCTATATAGAGAGGAAATGATATGGCAACACCTACTACAAGAGCTACATTACAAGAATACGCTTTAAGAGCTTTAGGCTCGCCAGTGATTGAAATTAATGTAGATGATGACCAAATAGAAGATCGTACTGATGATGCAATACAATTCTACCAAGAATTTCATTCAGATGCTGTCATTCGAACGTATTTAAAACACCAACTTACTGATGCTGATATAACTAATAACTATATTACGGTAAGTGATAACGTTACGGCTGTTATGCAGATGCTAAGTGGTGGTCAACAAGTTGGTAGTTCATTATTTGATATGGGTTATCATATGAGACTTAATGATGTCTTTATGATACAGGGTATGTCAACTCAAATTCAAACGTATGAGCAATCATTACGACACCTATCTTTAATTGAGATGAGTTTAAATAGTGTAGAACATCTTAGGTTTAGTAGACATATGAATAGACTTCACATGGATGAAGGGTTTGGTGAACTTAAAAAAGATGATTATATAGTTATTGAAGCTATGTCAATTGTAGACCCAGCAACATATGCTGATGTATATAACGATCTATATTTAAAGAAGTATCTTACTGCATTGATTAAACGTCAATGGGGTGCAAACATGATGAAGTTCGAAGGATTTCAATTACCAGGCGGTATAACAATGAATGGTAGGCAAATGTTTGATGATGCAATAGAAGAGATATTAAGATTAGAAGAAGAATGTAGGTTGACTTGGATGGCTCCAGACAACTTTTTAATGGGATAATTAATGGCTACAAGCGTATACTTTTCAGGTGCAGTAAAATCTGAACAGGATCTTTACGAAGACCTTGTTTTGGAAAGCATAAGAATATTCGGACAGGATGTCGTATATATCCCGCGTGAGACAATATACGAAGACCCATTATTAAATGAAACTTTAAGTCAATATCGTCACGCTTATCCAATAGAAATGTACTTAGAAAACATCGAAGGATTCGAAGGTGATGGAAATCTGTTAGGTAAATTTGGTTTGGAAATTCGAGATACAGCCAGATTTGTTGTACCTAAGAAGCGTTGGCATAGTGTGGTAGGTGAAAATCTACATGATGATTTAGGAAATCAAATTACATCAGTTCCATCAGAGGGTGATTTATTATGGATGACAATGACTGGAAGAATGTTTGAAGTTAAATTTGTAGAGCCTAAAATACCATTTTATCAGCTACAAGATTTGCCAGTTTATACAATGGATGCTGAATTATTTGAATATAATGACCAAAATTTTGATACTGGTATGCCTGAAATAGATAATATTGAATTAATGCATGCTAATTCTTATTCATATACAACTATAGCAGCTGCAAATACAAACGATTTCGAAATTGGTGAGTTTGTTCATCAATGGACAGGTTTAACAGATGATGGTGGAACTAATATTAATATTATATCTAAAGTAGCTGCATATGAGAAAGTAGATACACAAACATATACAGTAATGCTTGTCTCTCCACATCAATCAACAAATGGTGATGGTGCATTTATGGAAAATAATGTTCATGCCACAAGATTACTTGTTGGTCAAAAATCTGGTTCCTCAAGGCAAATTACTGTTGACTTGACAGGTACAGTTAAGACTGAATATAACTTAGATGCATTTGCAGATAATGATGAGTTCGAATTAGAAGGTGATAGCATTATAGACTTCTCAGAAGTTAATCCATTCGGAGACCCATAATGTTTGAAAATTGGTGGTATCATGAATCGACAAGGCGGATGGTGTCCGTTTTTGGCTCTTTGTTTAATGACTTAGAAGTTCAAAAAAGAGATTCTAATGATAAGGTATTAGCAAAAATTAAAGTTCCCCTTGCATATGCACCTAGGAGTAAGGTCCTTGCACGTATGGGAGAACAAATGAGTGACCCTAATGTAGCTATTAGATTACCACGAATATCATTTGAAATTAGTTCAATGGAGTATGACCCAAATGCACGTGTATCTAAACATAAGAAATATAAAAAAGTTGTTGTAGGTGATACACTTAATATGAATACATTAAGAGCTCCAGCTGTATATAAGGTTGGATTCGAATTAAATATTCTTGCTAAAACACAAGATGAAGCATTACAATTATTGGAACAAATACTTCCAATGTTTCAGCCAGAATATACAGTAACAATTAAAGATATTCCAGACATGGATATAACCACTGACACACCAATTGTATTGGAGAGTGTTACATTAAATGATGACTATGAGGGTGATTTAGTTACAAGAAGAGCTATAGTTTATACATTAACATTTGGAACTCGTATTAGATATTATAGAGGTCTCTTTAAGAGTAAACAAATTTTGGAAACTGAAGTTGATTATTCAGAAGCTGTTGACCCAACAACTCATAAATTTGAGACACAGGCAATAGATGGTACCACAACATCTGATGGCGCAGGCGGTTTCAAAGAACCATACACTGAAACTATTAACTTTTTTGACACGGACGTATAACTATGTATAATTATAAAGCAAAATTATTAAGAGTCGTTGATGGAGA